CTTGCGCTGCTCTCTCGTGCGCTTGTCGTTCCGTCTCATCGTTTGCCCTCCAACCAGTCGAGCGCACGGCCAAACCATACGCCCAGCGCCACCGCGCCGATGACGGCCAGTGCCATCGTGTAACCGTCCATGCTCACACCTCCCGTTCCGCGATCCACTTGTCCACGAGGCGGGTGTAGATCTGGAAGATCCTGCGCTTGCCGCCGCAGATGCAAACGCCGAAGGGGTAAACCCTCTGCTCAAGTCCGTCTGCCAGCGATTCGTTTGAAATGCTCAGCCCATGCGCGCGTAAGTATGCCGCGCACTCGTTCAGGTCCATTGTTTTGAT